CTTTTGATGTATTGCAGGTTTCTTTCCCGTTCATCCAGCAGTGCCAGCACGGTTTCTGGTCCGGTCAGAAATTTGAAGGCGTTGAGCGCATCAATATCCACACCGTAATCTTTAAGTTCCTGTTCACTTAACAAGTCATCATCAGCTGGCAACATTAACAGGCGTTCCATTGCTGGAATTGCACGTTCCGCCACCTCACGCAGTGCCTGGTAATTAATTTCGCTCACTGGTTGCCTCCTTTGCGAAGCTGGGCAGCAAAGTCAACTAACCACTCAGTCATTTCAACCTTCCCTACCAGGTCTGAACCAGGGTACATACAGCAATCACTCTGCGCCGCTTTGAAATCCTTATACTCATATTCTTGGGCCACCAGATTTTTTGCAGCTTCTATAGCAGCATCCACCCCCTGCGCCCGGACTTCAGCCAGGAAAGCATCAGTGGTTGGCGTTTCAGGTATCTGTCTCCTCATCCGTTCTATTGCATGATTGAACCCGAAGTCTTCCGCGAGAGATACGTCATCCATATTGTCATTGTCATCTTCAATATCCCGTGATTCTGGAATTGCAGACTTTATTCCCGCATTCTCCGCTGCCAGCGCCGCGCACTTGGCCTCAAGAGCGGCAACCACTTCCTGATGGTCTTTGTACTTAACGTATGAGCCGGAGATGTCATCACCTTCGGTGTTTAGCCATGCGTCATTGCAATTCACTGCGTAGGTTCTGATGCTCATGTTGATGCTCTCCCGCCCCTGACAGACGCCAGGCCAGTCAATAAAGTATCCGCACAATGCCTACCCTCAGACGTGCGCGCAGGATAAATGCCGTTATGACCCGGCAAAATATATGCTACCCATTCATCTTGCGTTGCCTGTTCCGCCGCCTCGCGCAGTGCCTGATAGTCAATCTTGCTCACTGGCAGCCTCCTTTGCCGGGATTTCTAACTTTTGAGTGGTTGTATCAAATTCAAACAACTTAACCACGTCATCAAACAGGACATAATCACCATCAGGATCTTCAGTCATATCTGCGCCACAATCCTGACCGCACGAGTCGCAACCATCCATATCAAGCTCGTATCGCTTCAGGTTTGCGATATTTGATAAATTCAGCGCCAGTACAGCCAGGTCATAAACCTCTTCGGCAGTGATATCGCTGTTCAGTCCCATTTCATGGCGATATATGATTTTTTCTACTCGTTGTTTTGTGATCGTCATTTTTCTCTTCACTCCGATATACAAGGATTACCACACCCCCTCTGCTGATTGCGCGAGCTGGATCCCCTGGTTCCATGCCGTCAATTCCGAAGGCTTCGGAAAACGCATTCATTGCCTTCTGGCGTTCATCCTGCTTACGGCGTTTATTCCATTTTTTCAGGAACAACAGCGACAGCCACCGTCCGCTGCAGAACACGATGTAAAAATAACCAAGGAGCGCCAGGCCGACATTCAGGGCCGTTTCTATGGTTAGTTGTGAGTCAGTTGCCATTTCTTACCTGTTTAAGTAACTGGTTGAACATAACACTTAGGGGATTGCTGTATCCAAACGGCAGATTGTTTACGCAGTACAGAATCATTTTGTTTTTTTCTCCAGTTCGTACTATTAACCCATTCCACAATAACCGTGATAATTCATTACTGATAGAAGTTGCGCTTCTTCCAAGTGCGAGGGATATATCTTCTCTACTGCAATCTGGATTTTCCTGGATATACTCGATAACGGTCATGTGGTCCCTTTTACTTAATATCTGTTTCGGATTGCATGCCATGAGTATTCATTTCGTTAATAATTTCATCCAGAAGGATTTCAAGCCCTTCTCGACCCATATCTGAAAGAATGAAACCTTTATCAGGGGAAGTAGTGAGCATTTTCTGATAAAGAAACAGCGCTCTTCCCATTCCTTCAGCTTCGCCGTATTTTTGAATTAAATTCCATTCAATATACTGTTGTAAGGCAAATCGAATGGGGCCGGGATATATCGTCATAAACCCATACATCCCGTTATATACCACGGCGTGTTCAGTTGTTCCGTGTTCATTCAGGATATCAATTGTGCCGTTCTTGTCTTCTTCTTCGTTGATGAATGTCGTCACATACAACCATCGCCACTGAGCAACCTTCATCTCAACCGGAAGTTTACCCAGTAATCCTGCTTCGTCGGCTTGCGCCAGACACTGAAGGATACGTAAACCTCGCACATTAGGAGTATCGAATTCTCCGGCATCCAGACGACGTATGGCGTCGTGATAATCAATCGTCATACTGCCAGTTCGTATACCATTGGCTGTTGCTTCAGCCTGGAATTCATCGTATTGCATGATATTTATTCCTCATCTTCATCTTCATCTGCTGGTGCAATAACGTCATATCCTGCCTTTTCTGCAATAAACAGGAATGTTGAAAGAGTTCCTACAAGTTCATCGTCATGAACATGGAGAATGAATATTACTTTCCCGTTTTTGATGGTCAGCAATACTCTGGTTTGTTCGTGTTCTGCTGTTTTCTGATGCATTATTATCTCCCGTATGCTTTACGCAGAAATAAGCAGGCAATATGCATGTAATTTTCACCGTATTGTGCAATAAGGCAGGCGGTCTTGTGTGATGCCATATTCTTTATAAAAGTCACAATAAAGCCTCCTGTGGATTAAGGTTGTAACAATCCCCGGCGATAAAATCGCAATAAACGTTCAGGGCATATTTGTTGTTATTGCGCTAATTCTTTTTCGGCAGCAGCTTTTGTATACTCACATGCAAAATTCAGAATTTCGCTGCCGAGTGTTTTCGTTTCGTGATTACTGGACATATGTAATACCTGTGTTGCATGCAATAAATGATAAACATTTATTGCAAATGAATCAGGCTCCAGGCAAATGCCTTCGTAATTATCTTGCTGTGAGGTTGTTTCTGTCATTGCTCCTGAAGTGCATGCGAGCCTGTTTTTGACAATTCTCTTTTCTCTAATCACTATATCGGCAACATCCATTGCCTTTACAACCTCCGGGAGAAGTTCCGGGTTTGTATAATCAAAGTCATCAACATGGAGAACAGTTATGTTTTCGAACTTTTTCATGGCTTCCTCAGCTGACTTATATGTTCTGCTATATAGCGAGTCTCAGAAGTGTTTTCATATTGAGACTGTTTCCGCAATGATTGATAAAAATGTTCGCATGTACCTTGAAGGGCGAAGCGGCGATTATGTCACCATTGGTATTGGTTCTTCCGCAGAAGAGCTTCGCGAGATAAGGGGCAAACTTGTTGAGATGCGTCATGGTGTTGCTGCTCCTCACTTTTTGGTTGCTCCGGAGGAGTAACCTCACCAGTTAACAGCCACATCGGATCGCAGCCAAGAATATTTGCCAGTGGGATAAGCATACTGATAGTTGGTTCATACTCTCCGCTCTCCCACTGAATGATAATTTCTTCATCGAGATCGAGCAGCCTGGCGAGTTCGGCGGTTGTTAAGCCGCAGGCTTCGCGTTGGGTGCGAAGGTTAACCAGCCAGCTTTCAGGGAAGGATTGTTTTTGTTGTGCAGGAGAAGCAGCAGATAGAGCATATTCATGGATAAATTCCATTACCTCAATGCCCAGTTCCTTTGAGCGAGCACAATCCAGAAGATGGAATGTGCGTACAGCACTTAGCAAATTTGCAATATTTAATGCAAAGGAATCAAGTTCTAAGCCCTTAAGCGTAACACAGCCGCAGTTGATAAAATTAGTTGTTTCTGGAGTTGCTTTTAGTGTCTTCATATACCCACCAACAATTTTAAATTGAATCAAATCAAGTTATAATTGATGGCGCGATATTATGCTTTGAGAAACAGGCTGTCAAGAAAAAATTGATATCGTATATTTCAGGCAGAAAAAAAACGGGCAAAGCCCGTTAAAATCAAAGACTAACCAAATCTGTTTATATTGAATGGTACTGATGAGATCACTTTAGACTGGATATAAAGCAGAGCTAACCCCTCTTTTTCGATGCTCCATGGTTGATAATTGGGGTTATCAGATAACACCATGATTTTGCTTCCAATTTTTTGAAGCCTTTTCACGTAGCATTCTCCATCAAAACAAAATGCATAAATACCATCGCCATCAAAATAAGTTACTGTCTTATCAAGAAAAAGAAGGTCGCCAGGTGAGATTGTGGGAGCCATACTGTCTCCTCTGGCGTTACCTATTTCTATATTTTTGAATGCCCGATTTCCAACAAGACGTCGGGCATATTCAGGATCAAGTTCTATTGAGCGCACTACATCTATCAAGTCACCACGGACATGAGTTCCATCACCGCAACTAAACTCAACATCAAGGACATTAAACACGACGCTATCTGTTCTTGTCTGGTGTTTCTCTTGCGAGGAAAAGGTTGGTGAGGAGTCTTCACCTAAGAACCAGGATTGTGGATAACCGCTAATCTCTGATAAATGCGCGAGCTTATCACTCCGTGGAAATGTTTTTCCTGTTGTCCAGTACTGCACTGATTGCGCACTCACACCTAACTTGCGGGCCAGTTGAGCCTGAGTCCATCCTTTTGCTTTCAGCATCGCGGCTATTCGATTTTCCGTGTTTTTGACGTTCTTCATGACCAAATCCTGTGGGTTTCTTTACAAGGATAAATCTTTACTTGATTTTAGTGTATTCGATCCTTTTGCAACTTGCATGTTAATTTAAACTTGATGTATTCTTGATTTATAAAGTTAATATTGGTGCTTTGTTATGAAAGGAAATGATTACGACAAACTTCGTGCATTAATTGCGCAAAATGCCATAGCGCGAAATCTTGGTGTGACGCCGCAAGCGGTGAATCAGTGGTTTTCAAAAAACACAATTCCTGCTCGTTTCGTTTTACGCGTATGTGAAGTAGTTGCATGGAAGGTCACGCCACATGGCTTAAGGCCAGATCTTTATCCTCACCCTGAAGATGGAATTCCTGATTCGTTACGCAAAATTTCAAATCCAAGCTTAGCGCACACAGAGGACGAGAAGTGATGGTGGTGATATGAGCGAAAAAATAACTATTAAATACGATGGGGCAACCATTTCGATTGCCCCAATCACATTAGCGTTCGCTGAGAAGTTGTTGGTAAGCCTTAAAGGATGCGAACTGCATTCTACCTTCGGCATTGATTCCAATGCCTTCGCTTGTACACCAGGTGATGAACTCGGCTGTATCCGCTTCAACTTTAATAACTCGTTGCCCGCTTCTTTCGACACGCTTAATCAATTTTTCAGCGTCGTGTTTCCACTCGGTGTAACTGTCGGAGAGCACATCAGCATCAGTAAAAATATTTTTGAGCTCATGATACTGAATCGCATCGCGAAACCAGAATAAACCAACGGCCTGAACTTTCATGTCGAACCTCCTTTGGTTCTTTTGTTTATAGGGATCAAAAGGATAACTGAAGGAAGGTTCGGCACCAATAAGTACGAATGTGCGGAATCTTAAAAGAATTTATCCGTAAGGAGATGGCAGTGAACACCGCAATTTTTAACGACAAAGCATCCATGACCAGCGTTGAGATCGCAGAGCTGGTGGGTAGTCAGCACTCAGATGTTAAACGTAGTATCGAACGCCTGGTTGCTAAAAACATCATCCGGAAACCGCCAATGGCTGTTTCCGAGAAAATCAATAACTTAGGTTTTAAAGTTCAATATGAGCATTACCTGTTTGAAGGAGAACAAGGTAAGCGCGACAGCATCATTGTCGTCGCACAGCTCTGCCCTGAATTCACTGCTCGCCTGGTAGATCGCTGGCGTGAACTGGAAGAACAGATCCGTAAGCCAATGAGCGAAATTGAAATGGTTGCTGCGATGGCTCTTGAAGCCGTTCGTCAGCAGAAACGGATCACTCAGGTGGAAGAAAAAGTCAGCCACGTTGCTGAAACAGTCGAGCAAATTAAAAAGGGCACTATTCGTGAGGGCTATGCCGGATATCGCCAACTGAAAGCAAAAACCGGTTTGTCAGATGATAAATGCCGCAATCTGGTGAACGCCTATCAAATTCCTACAGACACACATGAGTTCATGACGCCGGACGGATTGTTGTCACGTCGCGCAATTGTTGCTGTGGAACCGTTTATGGCTGCTTTTTATCGGGTTATGGAGGAAGCAGAACCGCGAGGGACTCGCTGGTATCACCCGAAAATGGGGTTATTTCAGGTTATTGGTTGGCAGCGATGAAAAAAAGCCGGGAGTAACCCGGCTCACTCAACATCAATAACGGGGAGCTGTTTCGCATAAAACGGCTCCGAAACATCCAAGAACAGTTCTAAAGATATCAGCAGCTATATGATCATTTCAAGACCAAATATTGATTCTGCAATTTCGGGACGTTACACTGTCTC